TAATAGAGGTCTAGGCCGTCCTTATTATCGGCTGCTTCAGCGTGGGTCATTTGATGTTGTATATCCAGAGGTACACCCGCATTGATAGTGAGCACTGCCATAATTTGTGTCATTGTGACTAACTGCGCTTTTGTTGGTGGTTCGCTACCTAAATTATTTTCACTAACAGCATCCCAACACGCTTCAATGGCTATCCCTACAGCGTTACTGTTGCGCATGTAGGTATGTTCCTTATAGTCTGTTAAGGCTTCCATATCCGTCCACATCGTGCCAGTTCGGTCAATGTTGATATGATAATCCGCAAAGTGCTTACCACCCTTTACACCTGTCCAATGGTAGTACGCTTTTTCAATTTTTCCATATGCATCGAGTGCTAAGGACTTTAACTCGTCCATTGTTAATTGTCTAAACATTTATTTCCCCCTCTCGTCATGGTTAATATCATCTGCTAATTGTTGTATACTAGGTCGGTTCAAGGGTAATGCATTCTTCTCCTCTAACTTATCAGGGATGCCATTATGGTCTTTATCTATCCATAGCGCTAAAAAGCCAACAAGCGCTGTAAGAACAGATGGGATAAATATATGATCTATGATATTAATACCAACACTGATTAACTTGTTGGCTTCATCAGATACATAACCACTAATAAAAGCCATAATGTATTGAGTAATCACCAACAAAATAGGCACTAGCATAATAAATACTAGCGCCCGTGTAGCGAATATACCTGTAGGGTGGATGTTAGACACCCTTACAGATTGATATGATTTTTTAACTGTATTGATGAGATTTTGCGGTATGTTCATGAAACTCCTCCTTTAACTCATCTATACGAGACTCCATTCCTTTTACTCTTGTAGCAAGCTTCACGTGTTCCGTATATGCTTTTACACGCTCTTCCCGAGATAGCTTGATTTCATTCTTCAAGTCATTGAGTGTTTCTGTTAGAACCCCCATCTTTTCTTGGAATACAAGTGTATCTTGCAAATGCTGTAAATCACGCTTTTCTAACAGCGGAAGTACCAATACTTTATAGGTAAGGCCTGCGACGACACTAACTATAGTTAGTGTCGTTAGAATGTCATCTAACTGAAATTGCCATGTCCACATTTAATTATCTCCTTACTAAATAAAGTATTATACTGGTTTCCACACATTTCTGTATATATCCCATTTCTTAGTTTCATCATGGTTATAGACTTCAAAATCAACTTTATTGAGAGATATATCACTAGGTGGAACAGATTCATCAGCTACAACAATTTTATTAAGACCATATTTATTTTCATATACGTCCCTTAAATCCAAGTTGCTATCTTTCCAAACAAAGTTTGGAATACTCAACACTTTAATTTGAGAAAACTTAAAGGCTTCTTTGTCAATTTCAGTAGCTTTCGGTAATTTCACCACAGAATATTCGCAACCTATAAACGCTTCCGCACCTACTTTAACCACATTAGGGCATGTAAGTTCACCCTCTAAATCACTACGCCCATAAAATTGCTTAGGCAAAATTTCTGTAGCCGTCTCTGGATTGAATTCAACAAGACCTTTGATTTTAACAGTGTCAATGACATGATCGATTAAGTTGAGATATTCAAGATAAATATCATCTGCACCGTAAGGCTGAATTCTAATAGTTGCACTTCCAGATTGAATTTCAACAGTTTCTGTACTGCCACTCACTCGAACTTTAAAGCCATCTTGCCCGGATACACGAACTTCCGTATCCCCTTTTCTTGGCTCGTTAAAGGTAAGTGGTGCATAAGGTTGCTCAGCCAATGCATGGACAATAGCAGTTAATATCGCTTCAAGGGTACCGCTATTAATAAGAATGTTCTTACCTTGAAGTGCTGAAACAACGCCTGATAAGTTAGGCAGCTTTGCTTTTAAGGATTCCAACCACTCCTCCTCGGTTCCTACGAATCCATGTGCTAAAGCGATTTCATAAGCACTTTTTCCATTATCGCCTACCATGGTTGCTTTTACTTCCGCCTCTACTTTAATCGGACCTTCAATTCTTACTGGTAAAGCTTCGTTTTGCATAATACATTCCTCCTCTAATCATGCATGGCCACATCCTGAATTATGTTGACTACCCCCATGCCCAGTTTGTAATATCGGCTAGGCTCCGATTCCTTATATGCAAAAGCATCATACACATGCTCACCAAAGGACTTAATTTCTAGGGTATCCTTTCCGGAAATATTGAATGTCGCAATCTTCCCAGATGCTACCCCCTGTACTTTAATAACAAGCGGACCACTTGCTCGCTTTCGTATGGCGAATACTGACTTAAACCCGGTCAAATCTACGTTGTCATCTTGAACTGCGTAAACTATCCCGAAATCTTCGCCAATATTGAGGTCTATATCTTTTACATTCATTACTTATCATCCCCCCTTAATTGAATGGAATCGTACCTGGTTTATCGTACCCGGTCACATCAACTACCAAATACTGAGATGTGGTTTTACCAGAGCAACCTACAGGATACGTGGTGACTGTATTCCAATCAATGAACTGATACGACTTCAGCGATACGGTACTCTCATCGTGAAATCTGAACGTTTGCCACACTCGCCCCGTGTGTGACTTTTTATCTCCATTATTGATATTTGGCCCCCAAACAGATACATCGATTACGGACATGGGTATAATCGCAACCTTGACGCCGTACGTCTTTGGGTCACGGGCCATGCTTGTAAAAGTATCCGGAACGTAGTTTGATAACTGGTTATACCAATCGTGCGCATAGTGATCGATTATGCGTAGGTACCTGATGCGGCTATCATATATCACATCGTTCTGCAGATTGTAATCTGTTGCCCAGGATGCTTTATAATACTTGTGACGTCCAAGGACCTGCAATGCCGTATTAGGCTTACTACTCCCTACCTTGTCAACAAATCGAATACGAGGTGTATCGGCATTAGCCACAATGTCCTCGAAATAGCCGAAACAATAAAACTTGATACCAGCCTTTACCGCATCCACCATTGCTTGCGTTACCTTTTCGCCTGGTTTAATTACATCCACTACTAGTACCATTAACTGCTCACGACGTTTATGAACCCACTGAGCCGCGAATTCATATCCTTGTGGAACTGATACTGCGATAAGAGGTGCATCGCCATGATATATGCGATTAGTAATATAAAAGACTTGGATTACATTAGCTTCCCCTGCAATATATCCGTATTGGAATTTACTTGTAGGTACCATCATAGGAGTGTAAGCTGCGGGCTTGAGTGGAATTTGAACTGTTGGCGTTATCCCCCTCATTGCCCCAGTGTAAAGAACTGCATCTTTTTGTTTAGGAAAGCTAAGATATACTAGATTATCATAGGTATCGTTTATAATCGTGACACCTTCTTTATTTTGGATGTTAATAAATTCCATACGCCAACCACCCTTCATATGTAAGATCTTTAAATTGACGATTGATATTATATTCATCCTGGGACACTGCAAAATAATATGTTATGATATTGCCCCTAACCTCTGCCACTAAGTACTGTCCCATGGCTGCAGCCCAGACATGTTGCCCAGGCTGCAATCCATTCACAGCAATTTGTTGGCGTCGATTTGGGATGTCAGATACATACATCCGCCCCTCGATACGTGTAAGCCTTTCCTTGAGATTTAGTATGATATTGCCGTTAACGTCATAAGCTAATACATGCGGTTCCATAATACCTCCTACCAGCACCCAAGTTTAATCCGAGGGTTATTATCATCATCAAAACCTGTAATAAGGTTATCTTGAATCTCAACACGAGCGCCGGTCTCTTTTGAACGAAGTAACCCGATTGTACCGGATACCGCCGCTAAATTATCAACATGTAATTTGTCGGCAGTAACTGCGTTAGCCTGAATCATCTTATTAACAATGACGTTATCGTCGAACTTAGTCGCTCCAGTGATGTGAATCAATTTCCCCGCAATGTATACTCCGGACTGACTGAGGTTAATGCGAGATACCAACTCACCACCATCAATCTCACCAATACTTTTTTTAACTTGCAAATCGATGCTACCAGCTAACTCAGTAATGCGAGATTCCATATGTGATGCCAAATTCGTGATTCTTCTAGTGGTCTCTTCAGAATTCGTATTGAATTTCTTATCAAGTTCCTTAATTCGCTCATCAACTTTATTCAGTCCAAGAGACTCAAGGTCTAGCAAGCTCGCATCAATTTGTGTCTTAATCACGACTTGCTTATCGTTAACGAGTCCATCTCCGAACACATCAACAAATGAGCAACGTATTTGGTATATTCCGGCTGAGTTCGAATATGTCAGCATGGTGCTAGTAGTTTCAAAATCATCAGTACGTTCATCTCCGATCACATGGCATCTGATTGCGTATGCTTGTGCCGGCTTAGTAGAGAAGTAAAGATTAAATCCCCCTAACTGATTTTTTACTACAAGCTCAGGCGCGGCCAACTGCGGAACGTTATACTCGTATGTTGCTGCAGTCGAGTATTTGCCCAACGTGCTGCGAGCATAAAGATAAACAGTATCTGCTCGTTTAGATAGGGTAAGTACAGCAGATGTACCTTTAACTCTTGCCAATAAAGCCTTCGTATCTTTACCAGGATTATTATCGGTACGTAATTCGTAATAGTCGACGTCAGCATTCAGCACCTCATCCCATGATGCGGTGGCATTTCTACCGAAAGTAATACCAAAGTTGCTAGGCATATCGGGTATCGCATCCATCGGTTTGACTATCACATCAACCATTTGAGCTGTTTCTGCCCGGTTACCAAATCGGTCAACCGAAATCGCTTTGATTCTATACTCCTCACCTGGACCTAATGATTTGATAATAACCTGACTATTACTACTGCCAGCGTACTGCCATTCTTGTCCCGTTACAGGCTTTCCACTCTTCGACTTTAAGAGATACCAAATCTCCGCCACATCGAAATTTGCAGGATTGCTAGGCGGGTCAAATAGTACTTGTAAATCATAGTAAACACTCTTATCTGCAGTCTGATTATATCGACTGAGTACGTGCAAATTTTGCACATCCTCTGGTGCTTGCATTTTAGGTATATTAATCGATTTGGTAACACCTGTAGTAAGCTGCCCTAACTCATTAATAGCTTGCACGCGCACCTCATAGGTCGCGCCTAGCAGCACATCGGATATTGTGGTAGTATTTGTGGATGCCGGGTAGTTTCCGATATATGTCCACGTATCGCTTTTTACATTTCGGTAATTCACGACTACGTTTGAGACTTTTCCATCACGAGGTAACTGCCACGTTACACCTATGCGTGAATACATGATGCCATTAGCACCATAGACATCGCTCACTAACCCTACTGATTGAATATCAGATGCACCGTGATTCGTATAATCAATACTTGGCACCGTGCCATCATCCGATACGTAAAGTTCTGGATAATACTCCATGCATTGGATCTTACGAGTCATTTCTGATAGTGTCTTTGTTATAGCCAACACACGAAATGGCTTAGCCGATTTAGAAACCTCTCCAAATGCATATACCGCATCAGGCTGCACCGGTATAGCCTCTTTAACAATCACATTGAGACCTGATACATTTACTACGTTAAACGTAGAGACGATATCCGTAGAGTTGCTACGGATCAGCAACTGATAGTCCTTCCCTGGTTGTACAGTCACTTCCTTGTCGAGTGTAATCGTCTGTCCACTTACCGCAACCACACGACCGCCCTCGCCCCATTCAGGTATGTCGTGCTGAATTAGAATGATATCTCCTACTGTACACGCTATGGCATCCGTAAACGCCTCTATTGTCACAGTACGTATTTCGTATTTATTGCATCGCAAGAAATGCTTACCGTGCTTATATGCCTGCTCAAGCCTAGTACACCCCATGAGCTCAACTTGTGCCGGATTCGTTAATGTATCCGACTCGTCGTAAGTATCCCCATATACAGGGATGACGTCTCGTTCATAATCCTTATCCTTGTTAAGGAACGATATTTCAACAGAGTTCGCTCTAGCCTCTACACCTTGAAACTCTTCAGTAAAGCTGCCTTGTTTTATATTGGCTACAGTAAACAACTGCACTGGTGTAGACTGATAATCACTAACACATGTAAACCTAGTTCCTACAGGAATTACTTTCCCTCGGCCTACTGCTTCTGGATACTTCAACGCATCCCATAATCGCATAGCAGTGTCGTATATATAGTTGAATGTAAACCCATTCGTTTTACACTTATCTGCCCACGCCTTAAATGCGTTATAATCAAGGCGCATATGGGGCTGTCCGAATACAATATATTCACCGCCAATCTTACGGCAGATATGGATTAAATCATAAGCAGCCCATGCCGGATTGTCCGCTGGTTGAGCTTCGTACTTATTAATATACGGATTGAACACATACACCTCTGAACGCTCTTGAATCCATGTCACTTTTGGATCGCTTCCGCTTAGTTGAGATGTAGCCAAAGCCTTAATTCCAATGAGGGCTTTCCCCGGATGTACGAAATCGTCATATATAATTTGAGTTAGCTGTACCCAGTAGACCTTATTGACATGGCGCAAGCTTTTACCATCTTTCGCACTGCAGCGCATGCGGATTTCGTAGCGAGCCTTTTCGAGATTGTCAAAGCGAAATACACGATAAAACGCATTATTTGTCGCCTCTTCAATTCGTCCTGAGTAATCAGATGTATTTGTCACGCTATTATCTGACTTAATAAAGTTCCACGCATCGCGGCGCTTAATATGACCGGCCATACCCTTTTGATTTGCTAAAGGTAATGCCTGCCAGGACTCATCACCTACCTTACGAATTTCTGCTTTTAAAGTGACAGACGTACGGTCAGCGCCGCCGCTATCATTTGAATAATATAATCCGTTTGGGAATCCAACAGTTAACTCTATAGCGTCACATGCATCGCCTTGTACCTGTTGCGTATTCCATGATTCAGTCAATTCATAGTTTAAGGATTGATCCGCAAAGTTATCATTGAAATTTGGGATAACTGTTTGGTCATTTGTGCCCTTTCTGATATCCACCTGCACATCTTTATAATTACTGATTGGGTTAGCATTAATACGAATATCTTCTATTTTTGATAATTCACCCTCACCAGCACAGTATAAAAGGTTAAGATATTGCTTTTCACCATCACTAATTACATGGCGGGATAATAATAACCCAGCGCTTTTCATTCGGCCATACGTCACGGCTAAAGGGTAGCCCTGCCCAGTAACAGTTTCGGTACCTCCCCAGCCATATGTATTTGACTGTTCGGAATTCGAACGGTCAACTTTAGGAGCAGTTAACTTTGAGACAATAGCATTACCTATCATCCCTACCGCCATAGCAATTACTGACCGCCAAATCAAGCTTTGGATACCAAAGATAGCACCCGAAGCAATACCGCCGGTAAATACTGCCATCCCTATTGATAGAAGAACACCAAAGAATTTACCCTCAACTCGGGGCATTACTACAATGTAGTCTTCATCGTTTATAACTGTATCCGGCGCTGCTTCATGTCCATTTACTGAGTACGCCCATTCACCAGGTGCACTGAAGTAATAGCTGATAGACTTGCCCTGTTTAAATGGCAAATATTTTGTATCCCGTTGCTCTGGCTTGAACGGATTATTTACAATGATTACATTAACCATCTGCTACTCCTTCCTTTCATAAATGTGCTTCAATCGAGGCACATACTTTGATATGTGCTCAATACAGGTGCCGCTGTGTTCAGTAGCATGTATAAATTTACCTTCACCAAGATAAACCCCTACATGATCGAGATTTTTACCATATAGCGCAAATACCAAAACACTCCCTGGCATTGGCTCACGAACCTCGCGCCATTCATCCATTTGGATTTGGGTATATTCGGGTAGTGATATTCCACTACGCCGATATACCTCAACAACTACATCCCAGCATTTCATTTCCGAGAATGGGGTACCTATCATATCAGTCAAATCACTTATTGGATGCATATAGTCCTCCTTGCGGAATAGTTGGTTCTCCTCCAAATCGAGTACTGTTCCCCAATTCACGACATCGCGCTAGGGTTTTATTACATTGATTTTCGTGACCCTTATATCCACATTGAATCCCTTTAAATTTGAACGGGCAGAAATCCTTCATCACACGGATTAACGGGAATCGTCGAGTAAAGCTAAAGTCAGTACCCAGTGTAAACTCCATCCATTCTGCGTTTGCATGAGTTCCCGTAATTACGAAATGCTCCTCTTGCTCGCACACATCAGGTATGTTCGTATTCACTACACGAATGATGACATTGGCTCCAGTGAATCCATTATTAGACTCTGCCATACGCTGGATTGTCCGAGTAACGTTAGATACAGATAGCTTAATATTAGGCAAATCCGTTGCATTCTCAGTGACATCTTGAATGGTAAATGGAAATGCAATATAAGTATTACCTTGAAATTGGATATTCTCCGTATTGTATACCAATCGAATCGTATCCCCTTTATACGATATTTCTAACAGCATTAACCACACACCTGTGGCCGATATTTGGTTTTTCTCTAAAATCGATGCCGTTGAGAGCGGTAACATGTTATACCTCCTGTAATTTCACGGTTCCCATCCACACTCCGTAGTCATTCGCCGCAAAGTCTAACTGATCAGCAAATCGTACATTTAGTGTTTCTCGTGTTTCTGGATGAACCCAATCGAATATACCGGAGCAGTTGACTTCATCGAAGAATGCCCGAAGTTTATAGTAATCAGCTGTTGGCAACTTGTACCCTACAGAATATGTCCGCCGGGTCTTTGTCGTCTTTTTCCTGGTGATTAGCGTCATGTTTTCAACTTGGCCTTTATACGAAATATCTGGAGTAGTCTCCTGAATTGGATATATCGGCCATCGAATATCTGGAAATACTGCCATAGTTATACTGCGGATGCCTTGATGGCGTCACGCATACCTCCTTTGTTTGATTCCATAGCACGAACTACTACATCGATAACATAATTCTCACCATCAAACCGAGAGTTCTGCTGCTTGCTTTCAAGTTCTTGACCAGACTGATTGATGATATTAACAACTACATTGTTGCTTGTAGCGCCACCTACCAATCGACGAGTTTCGCTTGCCGTATAAATGCGGTGTGATCCAGAGGACTGTAATAGTTCTGGTCCGTTTTCACCAACCAACATAAGCCCTGGATTCGTTTTTCCTCCGGCAGCAAATCGATTGCCTGTAAATGCAGAACTAAACGAACCACCACTTGCAAAGGACGATGTCCCTTTTGCAGCACCTGGGGAACCAATACCGCCTACTGCTCTGCCGAATAAATCTTGCAACTTAGGCATAACATATTGCTGGAACGTCAACTGAATCATCATCTTAATAATGGCATTCGTCATATCCTTGAATATGTCCTTAATGCCTTTGCTGAATGACTTCGTTCCTGTTGCCATAGCCTCGAGATTATTTGTCCACGCAGAATTAATAGAGCTCATCGTACTATCAAAAGTAGACTTCGCTAAATCAGCATAATTGGTAGTCTCTTGTTTGTATTGTCGAGCGGCTTCTTGTAGGCTTGTTTTAGGACTACGACCTGCAAGTTCCCATAGTTTCTGCTGAGACTCTAATAGGTTCTTTTCAATCTGCAGTCTTTGAGTGGCCGTTAACTGAGCCTCATTGACTTCACTGCGTGCGTAGTCAATATAAGCTTTTAACTCTTCAGCAAGTAGTGCGTCCGCATCACTGCGAGATAAACGACCAAGCGTAACCATATTGGTTAAGTGGTCAATATTTTCGCTTGTTTGAGTGTAGGCTAACTCTCTGATTTTCTGCTCAGTATCAGATGCCAATTTTAGGCGCTCTGCCTGAGCTTTCTTTTCAGCGAGTTCCTTATCGCCTACAGCCTTTGTGTACTCGCGAACGTTATCATCGATTTGTGCCTTTTGCGCTTCAGCTTCCGCTTTAAGTAATTGCAAGCGGTCGCCTGTGCGTTCAAGATCGAGTTTCTTAATATCCTCGTTCATCTTGCGAACACGGATAGTCTGATTTCGTTGTGCTTCAGCAAGTCGCTTTTGGTACAACTCTTCATTCTTGGCTCTAACTTGGGCTGTTAGATTTGACTCGGCAAGCTTCTTGGCATTTGCCGCGCTACCTGCTGAATCAGCAGTGGCACTCGATGTAGCACCTGCTAATAAGCTAGTGTCTACATATCCTGTAATAGCACCAAAATCACCTGTGACAGATGGCTTAGCAATTACACCAGTGCTTGAGTTAGCGCCAGTGTATCCACCAGCACCATCACTAATAACAATATGATTATCACCAAGTACAACCACACCATCGCCGGCTTTAGGGACATATCCATCGCCCTCATCGTGCCATGCACCTGCGGCTCTAGCTGCGTCCATGATAGATGGAACATATCGCGGTACATCCTTACCAAACGCTTGAAGTACAGAGTCAGAGAATAGCTTTCCGCAATCCGTTGCCCATGTACCATCTGCTCCTAACTCGTATGCCTTACCGAGTTGCTCATTAGCTGCGTCCAGTACGCTCACGGCTTCTCCAGTAACGCCTCCGCTCAATCCAGAAACAGAACGGATGATATCATGGATATTCTTATTGTTAGCTTCATATTGGTTCTTAGCAGTTAACTTATCAATTTCATATTGACTGCCATCAATTTGCAGACTTTGCAAAGTAAGAGACCGATATAACTCAGACATACGCTCTACAGCGCTTGCTAACTTCTCTGCTGCTTGTTGGGCTTTCTTCGCAGCCTGTTCTTGAGCTTTGGCCGCTTTCGCTGCTTCCTCATTCGCTTTATTGATAGCCTCGGTATTCGTTAATCCGCCATTAGCAAGGTCCTCTTTCGCTTTTGCAAGTTCTTCATCGAGTTTCGCTTTCGCAGCATCCGCCTCTTCTTTTTGCTTTAAAGCCGCATCAATTTTCGCGCCTTCTTCTTTTGTAGCTAAGCGGTCATTTTTAATGAATCCTAATAAAGCTGAGTCTTCTATCCAATAACGTGCATCATGTGATTCACGGAACTTATCAGACATTCCTGCTGTTGAGTTCGTATTCTTGTGAATACGTTTACCGTCAACTTCAACGTTTAGATAAGAACCAGCTGTTTTAGATGCATACACTGCATCATATATGTTCTTAGCTGCTAGCCCTGCTACCGTAGCCAATGTTACCCATGGGCCCGCGGCAGCAATTGTAGCTAACCGCATAAATCCGAGTGCGCTGGTTAGTGATCGCATAACAACAATAACTGCCCCAGCTTCTGCACCGAATTTAACAATTCCGCCGATAGCTTCCTTTTGCTCAGCGGTCATCGACTCGAATTCCTTAGCTACATCTAATACGCCTTTTGCGTAATCATTAAATACAGGAACTAACTCATGGCCGATAGATACTGCAAGCCTTTTCCCTGTATTTTCTAAATCCTTTAATTCCCGATTTAGCTTCGCAGATTTGGCTGCGGTATCATCGTCGATGATAAGCCCCATTGCCTTGGCACGTTCAGCCACCTTGTCCATCTGTTCAGCGGACATGTTAAGCATGGCGTGCATCTGATACCCAGTACGTCCAAAGAGTTCCATTTCGACACGAGTCTTTTCAGCCCCGTCCTTCATGCCTCTTAGACGTTCCTGTATCATCTTGAACACTTCAACGGTATTCTTACCCTTGATATCTTCAAGCGTGTAGCCTAATTTACTGAATATATCGGTACCGAGCTTTCCTTCTGCTCGAGCGACTTCCATTTTCTCTTTGGCCGCTCCGACGTTTTTTGAAAACTTAGCAAATGCACCAGCGCTATCTTCCATAGCTATGCTCATGTAATTAGCTACTGCTAATAGCTCACTGGTTTCTTTTGCCGTAGCACCGGTAATCCCTGATAATTTCTTAACGGCTACGTCCCATTGAATCGCCTCTTTGGCGAGTTTGGCACCGATGCCCACAACACCAACACCGGCACCTATCGCCATGAGGTCATTCTTCATTTTGCCCAGGGCGGATTTGGCGCCTTCGGCACTTGCAGTAATTTTCTTGAGTCCTGCTTCCGTATTCTTATCGGTAAGCTGAACGACAATATCAATTAAATTATTGGCCATTCTTGTGCGCCACCTCCAACTCTTTAGCTTCCAAGATTACAAGCAAATCTATAAGATGTGGTAGTGGCTCGATGCCGTAAGCCTTCGCCACTTCTAATACCGCTGGCATATCGAATCCTGCAATACCGCCTGAATGCCAACGTCGCTGCATCCGGCTTGCATTGTATACTCGCATTGCTTGTCGCGTTCCGTCTAATTGATGCGGGGAATTAAACTCACACTCCGAGCAGTCAAAATGCTGTTTGGACTCACGTTGCATCTTGATACAATCAGAGCAGTATTTCGGCTTATCGGAGTTGAGCCAACTCCACGCATCAATTAGTTTTTTTCGATTTCAGCCTTTTTTTCATTAGTGAAACGCATAGTTTCAATTGCTAATTCCATAACGCCATCGTTTGGTGCTTCTGCGATTTCACTATCAGACATCTTATACACATTTTTCATAATCCATTCGGCTAAATCGCGATACCACAATAATTTAGCCGGTTCAGAAGTTTCTTCCGGAAGAGGTGTGTATAACGGATCTAATTCAGCCTTAATCAATTCGCTACGCTCAGCAAATGTCAAACCCCTTACTTGAATATCTTCAAATGCCATATGGGCACCTCCTAGTATTGTTCTTGATTATTAACTAATGTAATGATGGATGCGGAACGACCAGCATCTGCACGATAGTATGCTTTAAACGGCAATTCAATATTAACGCCACGAGGGCCGTCGATACCTGGAGATTGTCGTTCGTACACAAGTTCAGGCAACTTGAATGTAAGCGACCAGTCATCTTGCGTAAGTTGTAATTCCAAGCTAGATTCCGTACCGTTAACCGCTTTGTTTAAAAGGTCTTTGTTTTGGAAGAATGCTTTAATCGTTCCGGAGATTGAAACAATACCTGGGTCGATATACGTTCTAAAACCTTTACCACCGATAGCGTAAGAGTCGCCGTCCAATCCAAAATCAAAGTTGATATCACAACTTAGGATATTGGCCACAGTGACGCCGCCCTCTTTAATGGTTGCGTTAAGATTTTGGAACGGTAAAAAATTTACCGTCTTAGCTGCAGCATCAAATGTAGTGGCCGCTAATGTTTCCTTACAGCCCATTACGTCGACGGATGCTGTAAGTTCGGAGTCGCCGCCGAATTTAAAACCTAATTTACTAATTCGCACGCCTGCAAACTGCTGGAATACGTTAACATCAGGGTATCCCTGTTCAATAGTTAGAGACGGCATTGTATTGCCGATTTTAAACACGTGCTCGGACTTCTTATTTGGCGCTTGGCCAGTTGTATTAGAAGTCGGTTGACCAAATGCAGCTTTTAGCCAGTATCCAATGTCAATAACACCAACAGGAACGGTCAAACTACCGGACGTGTCAATGTTGCCACGGAATGGCGCTGCAGGATTACGATCACCACGTATTACCGTGGAGTCATTTAAATTTTGACTAGCTTTCACGGAGCTAGATATGATTGGCGTGATTACACCACCAGTGGATGGCGTTGTACCAAAATCCGCCTCAAACGCAATCGCCACATGGGACTGAGAGCCCTGTGCACGTTTTGCTGTTGCCATATGCATTTCCTCCTTTAATATTCAATACTTCCGCCGATTACATGCGGAATTTCTATAGTAGCTGTTAACCGTCCAGTGAATACCGGGCGCCAATTCATTGAGTCTAATTCATAGTCAATGTCGATTACCGGAAACGCTGGATTTACCTTACAAATGCATTCGATGATTAACTGTCCTAGGTTATCCGATTCTAGCGCTCCGTCGTATCGAATAATATTCTTAACGCGAGTTGCACCTTTATGGACGATACCCCATACAATCATTAACGAGTATGTGTAGGTATCAGCAAGCCCTTCGTTCTTATTACTCGGTAGTAATATGATGCAAGGGCAATCTTCTTCGAGCGGTGCATCAACATCGTCGTAGCCGACATACAGTTGCGCCGGCTTTCCGTATTTGTCATTGCAAAATTTAGTCAACGCTTCATCATTCGCTAGGGCTTCAGCCCAACGTTCAACGATGCGCGACAGTGGAATTGTCTGTTGCATCAAATCACCTTACCTTATAGTTACGTCGAGATGCGGATTGTGCAGCTGGACCATAAATAGCGTAGTCGCCTATCTTATTTTCGATATAAGGTTTCAATTTAGGCTGTAACGCTGCTTTCATAGGTCCATAAGTATGACGTGGCTGAATTTTGAACATCGATTTACCCTTAGGCAATGGTACGCCTGCAGCAAATAACTTCTTGCGCATAGGCTCCGTAATCTGCTTGGTGTATCCTTCCTCGATACGTTCACCTAACCGTTTAGCCGAATTAGATAACCACCCAACTCGGACGGATTTCTTGCCCTTGTCATATTGATATCCGACTGCATTCGATAGCTTACCAAGAGGACTATATCCGATTGTCCTGGCGCTAATACCCATATCAAGTAAGGCATTTCGCGATTTCGAGCCCCAGGCCTCTCGTTCAGCTCGTCCGCCACTTTGGTATGCTTTGCGAAGTTTAGCACCAAATGCTGACTCAAATGCAGCACGTCGCGCCGGCGCCATGAAGTTAGGATATCTACGTCCACCTGGTGCACCCGACCGGATGCCCTGCTTTATTTCTTTTTGCATCATCCATCCTGTTGACTTTAATGCCTTACGCATCCAGTCTGGTTTGGTTTCCGCGATGAAATTCAGATACGGCGTAGCTGTGTCTGTAATCGTAATAGGTTCATTACTCATTACGGTCTCACCGCCCTCACGTTATGCACGATTTCAAGGCAATACATCGTACCGTCAAAGTTAGAAATGTGATCAACGTACCATTTCTCACCATTGATATATACTTCGTCTTTTGATCGTGGTTCAGGAACATCCTTAGCACGCACCCAAATCTGAGCCTTATCAGCTAGTGCTTTATCGACAAATCCGGAACCTTTGCCATCATATTCGCCAATCTCCACGCTAGCTTTGATAACTTGGCCTTTGTAGGTAATTCGCTCACCAAATACAGAAAGCAGTGCATTAGGCCTATATCCTAATTTCATAGTGCATTACCTCCTATGGAGTAGGGGGGGGGCGGGCCCCCCCCCTCCTCTCTTCTTTCTCTTTCTTTCTCCCG